AGATGATTCTTGGAATCCAATAAGTAGGTCTGCTAAGCCCGGATGGCCCTGGAATCATGTAGGATTTCCAGGATCCAAAAAAGATATGTTTGGTAGTGAAGATTGGGATTTAAGTTTACCAGGATCGGCTGCTGTGAGAAAAAGGTATGAAGATTGTCTTGATATGTATCAAGATAGGAAGAGACCTTTTTTTGCAGCAAAAGTTTTCCCCAAGGATGAAAGGAGGAAGGCCGGGAAAGTCCTCAGATACATCAGTGGATATGAAGTGACTTTGTGTTTACTGATTAGGAGTTATTTTGGAGATTTCTGTCGCATGATCTATCGAGGAAGAAATAATCATGGGATAGCTATTGGAGTCAATGCCTATGGAGAAGATTGGCATCTCTTAGTTAAAAGACACAAACAGTTACGATACCATACGTTTGGGGATTTTTCAAATTGGGATGGTAATCAGACCCGCCAGCTCATGTGGTGTTTTTTAGATGCTGCTAATTGGTATTATAATGATGAACATGGCTTCTTAAGAGAGATGCTCTTTGAGGAGATTTTTAACTCTAGACACGTTTATAAAAATGTTATTTATGAGTTAGTAGGTGGTATGGCATCAGGTAATCCAATTACCCCAGTCTTAAATTCTTGGGATCATCAAGTTTTAACATATTATGCCATTATTGAATTATCTTTAGATAAGGGAGTTTTTCCTTCTCTTGAAGATGTCAATTTGGATAATGATGTTGTGGTTACCGTTATGGGTGATGATGAAGCCTTATCTATATCAGAGAAATTACGTTTTACACCTACTGATCTCCAAAACCAGTATGCCAAGTATGGTTGGACGTATACTGATGAATTTAAAGATTCAAGTATGTCTACTTGGAGGCAATTTGAAGAAGGCATGTTTTTGCAGCGTGGATTTTATTATCACCCAATAATGAATAGGTATGTAGCACCTCTGAATGAGAAGACTATATTAGAAATGTGTTGCTTTACAAAATCAGCAGATCAGAGTTGGGACTTTGTTAGGTCTAATATTGATAAAGCATACCTTGAACTAAGTTTGCAC